TATAAAAATTCCAAGTAATGATGCGCTTAAAAATATCATCGGTGGTTTCGTAGAAAGTTTGTGGTGCAAGTTCTACTTCTTCATTGTAGGCAAAATCATTTAATTGATTGGTATTGTATAAACCTAAAGTTCGAACACTTCCTTTTGGCAATACTGGTCTTTCAAAGCCATACAAAGAAAGTGCTACCCAATCTAACAAAGTTCCTGAAAGACCCCAATAAATAGGCAAATTTAGGGTATTTATGCGGTCTAAATACTGTTGTGAAGTAGTATTATAGGTTTCAAAGAATGGGGTTAAATACTGAGTTGTATCGTCATAACTGTATTGTTGATACAAATATGATGCAACTGGAGTAATGTCCTTAATCACGATTAGCCTTGAACAACAGTAATAAGTGAAGTAGTTGTTTCAAAGTAGCTTTGCGGATCACCATAGATCAAACCAGTACCAGCATCAGGCGCAACCACAAATCCATTGATAGTTACGCTAAAAATTAGGCGAGAAAGCAATGGGGTAGGCACTACAGAAGCAACTGCCAACTGGAATACGGATTGCAGTTCTAGGACATTAATCGGCTGACCGACATAAATATTATTGATATATTGTGCTAAAGCTGGAGCAGCCAACTGAGAAACCGCAGAAGGGGCAATAAAGTTGGTTGCAATAGTGTTCCAAGTTACTGCCATTGCCACAGTTTGTAAAGGTGGATTTACATAGGTAATTTGGTATTCATCAGGAAAATCATCAATCGATACGGTGATATTTCGCAAATTTGGGCTAATAACACCGCCACCTGTATAAGTTCCAAAAGAAGTGGTATCTACACCAAGGCTAAAGCTGGTTTGGTCAATAACGGTAATGGTGTAATTTCCATTAAAAGTTCCCGGTGTTGCATCAGTAATGGCAATATGCTGACCTGTTGCATAACCATGATTTAAGTTAGTGGTTACTACTCCCGGATTAGCATTAGTAATGCTCATTGCAGTTAATTCAGAGCCAATTAAAAATGGCAGATTAAAGATGGATTGATAAATTCCATAAGCAACTGCATAGGGATCACCACCACCGCAAATAACCGTCAAATATTGACCATTTACTTGAACTGCCACTAAGCGAGTTTGAACTCCTGAAATTCTGCCTAATACAGCCCTTAAAAAGGTTGGAGTGCCTTGAGCAATAGCTTGACCAGCGGACACTACTTGAGCCTGATAGTCTTGTAATGTTTGCGCTGTTTGACCCGGCAATCCATCAGTTTCATTAGTACAAGTAAGGTTAAATCCTGTTGGAACAGAGGTAATTACTTGAGTAACAGTACCTACTGGAACAGCCCAAGAGCCTTGAGTAGTGGCTAAACAATATAAAGCAGCGCTATTTCCACCAACACCAATAATGCCACCATCTTGTACTGTGTACTGGTGAGAACCATCAGATACAGTAAAACCAATTGGAATCACAAATCCGGGCAATCCTGAAAAGGTTACATAAACAGAAGTGTTAGAGCCAACACCCTGCTGCACACCATAAGTCTGACCTAATTGGTAAAGCAAAAAAGCATTTGCAGTTGTAGGAGCAATCGAATTAACCAAATCTACATAGGCTTGATCTTGAACTACTAAAGCGCCTACAGCAGTAGAAGCCATATCCTCAACCAAAGAACCGGGAAGATTGGCAGTAAGACCGGGTGAAAGCGCAGTTGCAGCAGCTAATTCGGCATTTAATAATTCTTGGGGATTGGCTGGTATAGCGCCAGCAGTTGTAATTGTTGCCATTTATGTAGCCACCGTAGTTTGAATTGTCGTGCCGTTCTGAAATACTGCATTTATATAATAAGTAGGCTGCGCTGCCAACTGATCCCTAATTACTCGCAATTGTGAGAAATAAGGGGAATATTGAGATTGAGTTCTATTTACAGCAGCATCAGGAGCAATTTGGGTCATAACTGACTGCTGAGCAGGAATACCATAGTTGCCATAAATAGGAGATTCGCCTTCATTAAGGCGCAAAGTTTGAGCCAAAGTAGCCAGCCAAATATAGCCAGTTTCTCTAACTTCTACCCACTTACCTTGCTCATTTTTACCGTAAGTTCTCAATTTGGTGTTCCTGTATTTCCTGCGCCCGGTTGTACTCCGCTATGAGTATGAGTGCTGCCAACAGCTTTGCCATTATTGGTAAGGCTACCAGTATTTTCAAAGTTACCAGTTTGATTAATATTACCTGTAACTTGCATAGTTCCACCAGTTCCACCGCTAATAGCAAATCCATTAGTACCAGTAATTAATCCATTAACGGTCAGATTGCCATTGATAGTAACCCCTGTATTTGGGTTATCAATCGTAACTCCTGAATCATTAATGACGATATTAGTACTGCCCCTAACAATTGTAATGCCTGTAGGTGTGAGAGTGATAGTGCAATTATTACCATCATCCCGAATAACTGCGCCATTTGGGGCATTGATATTAACGGCATTAGGATCAACTGCTTCCCAGTTTTTATTGCCAATCGGGACAAAGACTAAACCACCTAAATTGGATGGATTTCCTAGTGGTGCTTTACCAAGTCCTAGACCTGAGATACCGCCAAGGCGAACATCAGCAGGAACACAAATACCAAAGTCCCCGACTTGTACAGGTAGCCGTACATAAGTAGATTCTGCGATAGGGCAGGTTACTGGGGCAAAGGTTTGATTGCCAGCTTCAATTTCAAAGTTTACGGTAACAATAGCGCCATTAACCTCAGTTACTCGGCAAGGTAAAACCAGCCCTAGCTTGTTATTGGCTGTGGCAATACTGGAATCAACAAACTCATTTAAGGTTCTTGATAGCGGTCTTTTTTGTCCGTTGCTCATAATGTAGCCCCCGGTATTACGGCTTCAATAATCGTACACCATGAGTTGACATCAGGCTGCCGACTGTTTCCTACATGGCGAACAGAGTTGTTTGAGAACTGACCATTAAAGCTGATATTGGTTCTAAACTGAGCATAGCTTCCAGCCACATTGATAAATGGGATTCCTGTAGGAAATTGAACCAAAGCGCCTACATCCATGTCTGCTCTCATTACTAATTTAGCTTGAACTGTATAAGTATCAATCCAAGTAATATTGCCAATAATGTCTTGAAAAGCTACTTTAATAACTTTTTTAGGCGGTGTAGTGCCGTCATACAATAAAAAACCCGAAGAAGTAGCAGCAATAGAAACCCCTAAATAATTGTCTTTAAGGTTAATCTGCTTACTGGCTTGGTTTACATATTGAGAAAAAGCATACAAATTGGCATATTGCCCCACCTGATCTTCTGTATAAAGCAAATCAGGGCTGATTGTGCCGTTAATAGGTACACCCGGATAAGCGGTATTTAGGGTATTTGTAATGGCTTGCTGAAGATTTTGAGCTTTTAACCAATTGCAGGTTAAGTTAATCTTGGTGTCCGGTACATAGGTTGCAGGAATCACAATTAAATCTAAGCTGGTTTGATTGCCCTGCCAGTTGCCAAATGCCTGAAGGATTGAGCCATTAATGATTAACCCAGCTTGAGCAGGGTTGGCATAAGGCAGCCCCTTAGACATACCGACATAAATTTGAATTTGGCAGTAATTAGTGCCTGATGGGTTTAAGTTGGCTGTTTGTTTAAGCTGCTTAAAGTCCACTCCGCTAATTCGCACAAAGCCATTTTGAGTAGGCTGGTGATACCAAGATTGAAATAGGTCTAATTCAACCTGTAATGCAGAACCATTATTTCCACCAGCGCTAGTTAAAGTGCTGTATTCGATAGGGGTAAACCCTGTAGAACCCTGTCCTGCTGGTGGGGAAATAACGATCTTGTAATAGCGCATTTAGGGATTGATCTCAAAAGAGTTAGAGGAAACCCTATATACCAGCGTTGAAGTTGTGAAATAGCCATACACCAAATTAATATCAAAATTATCAGGCGATCCGGTCATTGGATTGGTAACAACTAAGTTACCTGCTGTGTTGTATATATTTATGTAATAACGAGGCGAATATGAGTTCCAAGTAACAATGACGGTATAAGGCTGACCATCTAAAGTGCAATTAAATTGAAAATTAGCGCTAGGGATTGGTTGAAAGGCAATAGTTGTCATTAGATAGACCACCCAGCAGCAGGATCATAAGTTGGATTAGATAGGTATGGGTCTGTATAAGCAAAGTTTGAAGGCAGTTGATTGTTTACCTTGTCAAAGAAACTGCTAAATGCGGACTGCGCCCCACTAGCGGTAATTAATGGCTGCACAAAGTCCCATTGAAACATATACTGGACTTGCTTCTCAGAAGGGCTGGAAATGTCCCTTAGTGAGGTCAATAGGCAGTTTGTATAGGTGTACATAGGGGTAATGACGGTAAAGCTGCCACCACTCAATATATGCTGATCTAGAATTAATTTAAGGGCGCTAAGAATGGCTTGCTTGAGTACATAGCCACCGCCATTTTGAGCAGGGCAAATCATTTCCATGCTGACCTTCAAAGGTTGCTGAACTACAGCATTAGCAGCGGTCTGAAAGCTGGCAAATGGGTACTCAGCTACCTGCCATTCTTCTAGGGTTGCACCGGGTAACGGTCTGTATTGGGCAAAGAATTGTCCTCCTGTCCAGCCGGGTACATCCAGTATCTCTGTTACAGCGGTAATTGGCAAAAGTCCACCGGGAATATATTGAGCAATACCATTTTGCAGAATAATAGGCGATACCTGATAGGCTGCCTCAAATATTGTCTTACCTATACTCATCTAGTTACTCCCGGCATAGCTTGTGCTGTAGCAATAGCATTGCCACCTGTATTGTTAAATACCTTGACCTCAATTGAATTAGCAATATTAGTTCTTCTGACTAATTCTTTTTCAGGGTTAGCTGGTCTTTCATAGGCTAAACCAGCCTTGACCGCTTCTTCTGTAGTCTTGGCTTTTTGGAACTGAGCCAAAGCCTTTTGCTCTTTATGAGTAAGTTCATAAATAACAAAGTCCATTTGCTCTTGTAAAGAACTGCCTTTAATGCTCTTGCCGTAAACTTTCTCAAATTCAGCTTGGCGATCAGGATGCCATTGAGCAATTCCATAGGCTTTACCACTATCCCCAACAGCAGCAGGATTTAAACCGCTTTCAGCGTGTAAATTAGCCACCAATCCAGTAGCTTGTGTCTTATTGAACCCTGCATCCATAAAGGTCTGTAGCGCTGTTTTAGTAACATCACCGCCCCTAAAAATATTGTTACCAGCGATCTCAAGACCACGCTTAACATCAGGAATAGCGCCAAAGGTTTTGCCAATAAACTGAGCAACAATCTTTAAACCTTCAAAGAAATCAGAGATAGCCTGTTTACCTTCAGGGCTGTTAATGTAGCCAATAAAGTCATTAAGGGCATCTTTAAATTGTTTGCTGCTCAAGAAATCGTCAATAGCCTTGGCTACTGCATCGGACAATTCAATTAGTTTAGGGGTTAAAGCAGTTAAATTCTTAATAAGGGAGGTTTCAATAGTGTTGCCAGCCCTCTTGAGATTTACCCAAAAGTCCTGCCATTGACGGCTTGCTGCATCATCTACCTCTAATGCCTTGGCATCTTTTTGATACTGAGCAATAACCTTTTGTAATTCTTGCTCATTTAGGCTTGCTAATCTGCGAAGTTCCTCAAGGCTAAACACCTGAGTAAGTCCTAAAGCCTCTGCAAATTGTTTGTTTTGTCCACCAGCCTTAAATTGACCGATGGCATTTTGAATGATTGCTGGTAGGTTCTGTGCAGCATTTTGTCCCGGCTGCGCCCCAAGTCTTGCAAGAATCTGTTGGCGAGATACATCCGATTGAATGTCTGCAATATTGCCTAAAGTAGCTTCAGGGTTAATATAGAGCACAAAACAATTATTGGAAGCCCGAAGATGACCTGTAGAAATACCTAAACCTTGCGCTTGCTTACGATAATCTGAAGCAGATGCAGCAATACCGCCAAGACCAAAGCCACCCCCGATAGCACCAAAAGCAATCCACTTTGCAGCAGATAGAGCAGCCGAAGCCATATTACGAGCAATATTGCCAGTAGTAATGACTGCATCTTTTAGACCCTTGCTTCCATCTTGAACTGATTTATTAAAATCTTTTTGCTTTTTGTTAATGCCATCAAATGCTTTATTGACCTGTTCCCACTTCTTAGATTGTTGATCTAGGATTTTTTGATAGCGGTCAAATGCTTGCTGGAACGCTTTGAATTTCTCGTCATTTACATCGATTTCTATGACTGACTTAGCGACCATGATTTACCTTAAAACAGCGATTTATTGTTGATTGCCTTAATTAAATGCCGTTGTCTATAC